TTGGTAAGTCTTACATTACTAGCGTTTACGCAATCTGGCGGCTCATGCGGAACCCCCGTGACGAAAAGATTCTCGTCGTCTCCGCGTCTGGCAGTAAAGCCAAAGAGTTCGTGGCGCAGACCAAAGGAATTCTTGAGTCCATGGAGCTTGTCCAATGGTTGCTGGAAGGTCCAAGGGACAACGGTGCAACCAGACGGGACATGGCCGACCAATTCGACGTAGGTGGCGCTAGTCTGTCTCAGAGCTACTCAGTAGCAGCAAGAGGCATCGGCGGTATGCTGACAGGTAGCCGCTCGACACTTTTGATTGCTGATGACGTAGAGGTCGAGAGGAACTCGCTGACCGAAGACAGCCGTCAACGGATCATACGTGTGGTTCAGAATGACTTCGTTCCGATTACCAAGACCGAACATGGGAAGGGAGACATAATCTTCCTTGGTACTCCACAGACCGAAGAGTCGATCTACAACGTCTTGGTCAAGGAAATGAACTTTAGTTGCTACACGATCCCTGCAAGGTTTCCTACAGCTGACAAGCTGGGCAACTATCGACTGACATACGTCGACAGTGGCGAAGAGATTAACATCCTTGCCAGCTACCTGATGGAGCAATTCGACAACGACGAGATAACATATGGACAACCCACCGACACACGGTTCGGTGAGGACGAATTGTTGTCCATCGAGGCCAAGGGCCGTAGCGCCTTTGCACTCCAGTATATGCTGGACACTAGTCTGTCAGATGCCGAGAGGTATCCACTGAAACAGCATGACCTACAGGTGATGTCTCTCAGTCCACTCAAGGCTCCACTGCAAGTCCAATGGGGCCGCGAGAACGACAAGGAGAACTACATCCGAGACATTCCGAACATCGGGTTCTCTGGGGATCACTTTCTGCGACCACTGTTCGTGGACAAAGAGTGGGAACCATACGAGTCGAAAGTCCTGTTTGTCGATCCGTCAGGACGAGGTGCCGATGAGACCGCGTGGTCCATAGTCGCCTCTCTGAATGGCCTTTTGTATCTACTGGACTGCCAAGGGTTTGCCGGTGATCCAACCGAAGCCATGACACGCATCGCCATGGACGCTCGGAAGTACGACGTAAACACGGTTGAGGTCGAGCCGAACTACGGACAGGGCATGTGGATCGCTGCGTTCCAACCGATACTGAATGACATCTGGGCGGGTGGTTGTACCGTCATAGAGAGCGAGTGGGCGAAGGGACAAAAGGAGCTACGGATCATCGACACCCTTGAGCCCGTACTTACACAGCATCGTCTGGTCATCGATGAGACGCTGGTGAGACGAGAAGCTACGGCAGATGACCATCTGTACAGTTTGTTGTACCAGCTGACGCACATAACAAGAGATCGCGGGAGCCTCAAAAGAGACGATAGGCTCGATTGTCTCGCAGGAGCTGTCGCCAGTTACCAGAGATCGATGTCACAGGATGTCGACCAAGCGGCACGGGCGGTACTAGAGGGTCGGATGGACGACGAGATCGAGGACTTCCTAGAGTTCATGGAGGGCGGTGCGAAGCTGGGAACCAGAGGGGTTCGAAAGGGCGGCGCGAGAACTCAGGTGACGCAAGTTGTCGTGTAAACGATTGTTGCGGCTGGTGCAGATCGTGACTGTGGTGATCACACCGCTTGCTGTTGGCACGTTCGTGATCTTTGAGGTGACCGACGCGCACAATGATTGCCACGCAACGCTACTGAGCTGGCAGGAGGATTACTATATGTTTCCGCGTGACCCTTAACAGTAGAGTACTGTAGTCCCGATTGAAAAATTGCGGAAAATTCATAAGGTCATATCTCCCCCGAAATGAAACACGGCGACCCCCCGATACCCCCGGCTTCAAGTCCGGACAGGCTCAAACTTTTTTGATCGTCGCGGCGGCGATGCGGCGGCGGTCGAGCCGGTCGGCATACTCACAGTCTACCCATTCCAGAATATGGCGCTAGAACGCCAAGCATTCCGGCGTGGTGCGTCAGTCTATAGACCTGACGAGCGACGGTATCGGCACCACGTCGACCAGCTGGACAACCAGCGGCGGCGGGCGATGCCGGGCGATGGCGGCGGATATCCGGCGGGCCGTCGACACGCTAACCCGTGTTGCACTGTTTTTTATTTTTGGTCCGCCCCTTGTCCAGTGATTACGTAACACCATATTCATATATCTAAGAGATGTGACAGCAACCGAAGGAAGCGAGACAATGACTACACGGATCAAAATAGAGAATGTTAAGAAGGGCGATTTCGTTCGCCGCAAGGTCGACGCCAAAACGACGTTTACGCGGGGCGAATATTGCCGGTTTGAGCGGCGGTACATTCTCAATGATTGGGACGACATAAGCCGCTACGTTTACATCAAGAAGGGAACCGAAGTTTTTATTGATTTTAATTTCTAAAGCCAAAACCGAACCAAACGAAAGGAACTAAGGAAATGCCGAAGAAATCCAAACGCACTACTGCCGAAATCCATCGCGAAATAGCCGACAAGGTTATCCAAGCGATGCAGGAACATGGGTCTAACTGGACCAAGAGCTGGACAGTCGCGGCGGGAGACGGTCCGCTGTCGATGTCTACCAAGAAAAATTATCAGGGTATCAACTGGCTCATACTGTCCATGGCGCGAGCGGTCGGCGGGTATTCATCCGGCCACTGGGCGACCTATAAGCAATGGGAAACTATGGGCGCTCAGGTCCGCAAGGGCGAGCGCGGCGAGATGGTGGTCTTGTACAAGCCGATCATTGTGAAGGACAAGGAAACCGGCGAGGACAAAAGCGTCCGCCTGTTACGCTCGTTCACGGTATTTAACGCCGACCAAGTCGACGGCTATGAAGCGCCGACCGTCGCCGCCGGAACCGTCGACATGCCGGACACGGTAGCCGACGAATTCGCGGCGGGCGCGGGCGCGGCGGTCACTAATGCCGACCCGTCCGGAGCGTTCTACGTGCCGTCTCGGGACTTTATCAACATGCCTAAACAATGCCAATTCGACAGCCCGGAAGCATACAGCGCAACACTACTGCACGAGTTGACACATTGGACCGGCCACAAGTCACGGCTAGATCGTAATTTTACGACCGGCAGCGGAACAAAAGATTATGCCGCCGAGGAACTAGTCGCCGAACTAGGCGCGGCGATGCTATGCGGCTCGCTAGGCATATCGCCGGAACCACGCGACGACCACGCCCAGTATTTGAACCATTGGATCGAACGCCTAAAGAACGAGCCGAAGGCGATATTCACGGCGGCGGCGAAGGCACAAGCGGCGGCCAATTATTGCCATGAGGTACAGCAAACCACGACACGCGAGGCCGCTTAATTCCGACTGATGAGACCGGGCGGGAACCGGTCGAAACGCCCGCAAGGGCGTCTCGGAAACCCAAACGAAAGGAACTAAAGCCATGCAAAAGCAAAACCCAGAAGGTCTAAAATGTTTCGTCTATTTCAACCTGCATCGCAAAGTGTGGTCCATCAAAGCGCTGGAAGGTCCGAACAAAGGCCGCGTGATTGCCCATAGCTCAATGATCGAAATGTCCGACTGCACGTTTAAGGTCTCGGAAGCTGGGCGGCAGCGTGTCATCCGCGACAAGCGTAAAAACGTCCACGCCGGTATTGTTGGCATCGTCCGGACCATTGGCGAAGACATGGACCCACTATCGCGCAATGCAATGCGGCGTGAAGCGCATTGGATGCGGCGCGGCGGACATCCAGTTTACTCGCCGGTCACCTATAACCCATACAAGTATTCGACCTTTGTTCGCCGGTCGACGGAACAGCCGGTCACGTCCGCCCGCTGGGCGTTGCTAGACGCCGACACGAGGACCGTAGGCGCAACGGTCTCAGCGTTTCAGCCTGACATGTTCCGAAGCGCCTAGCCCTACTGACGAGCCGCGATGGTGACGCGGCGAAACCGGCGACTAGCGCCGGTCTAGGGAAACCAAAACGAAAGGAACTAAAGCAATGGCATTTAATTTTGATCGAACCAGACATCGTCGGGAATATCCATACCACAAACACGACGAGGTCGATTATTCCAAGCGACCGGACGGGCGGTTTAACAAGTGGCAAATTTGGTCCGCCGCCGATTGGTACGATTGGCAATTTAGCAGCGCCGAGGATGATCTGTTAGCAAACCTTGATTATCCGATATGGGTCTTAGTCGACGTGGTCGACAGTATCAACTTAAACGAAAGGAACTAAAGCAATGAGTAAAGCGAAACCCACAGGTTACATTGTCTACAATGGCCCATCGATGATCGATCAAGAGCGCATTGTTGTGGTCGTGTTGACCGGCGATAGCCGCAACCAAAAGACCGGCAAAATGGTTCAAACGTATATCCTACGTGCCGATATGTCGCCGCTTGATGCCAGCAAGTCCGGCGCGGATTATTCGATATGTGGAACGTGTCCACATCGCGGCGAGCCGACCGACGACCCGACCAAAAAGCAAGCCGCCAAGCGATCGTGCTATGTGACGCTTGGCCATGGCCCGATGAACGTTTGGCGTGGTCTGGTTAACGGCATCTATCCGCACCGCACGGACCTTCTAGGCATGGTGGGCATGGGTCGGGGCCGTAAGGTACGTCTTGGCACCTATGGTGACCCTAGCGCCGTCCCTAGCTATGTCTGGACGGCTCTATTGACGGAAGCGACCGGACACACAGGCTACAGCCACCAGTCAGGCGTTCGGGGCGCTGACTTCCGCCCTGACTTGGTGATGGCAAGCGCCGACACGTTAGAGCAAGCGGCGACGTTCTGGTCTGACGATGTCCGGACGTTTCGCGTGATCGACAGTGTGGCCGACGTGGTCGCCGGTCGTGAGATACTATGTCCGGCATCGAAAGAGGCGGGCAAACGAACGCAATGCGAGACCTGTGGACTATGCGCCGGGTCGAGCGTGCGAGCCAAGTCTATCGCCATTGTGGCGCATGGGATTGGCGCGGGCAATTTTGCCCAAAATGTACAGCAAACCGCTTAACACAAAGGAGACCTATAGCATGTCTAACAGTTCACTCGCACTCACTGAAATCGATGGGTTTTTCCCAGTCGAACAGCGACGCATTTTTATCGTTCGCAAGGTCACCAAGTTCCCGAATGGACAGCGGCGTAAGCGTCCGGTCTGGCAACGCGGCGACAAGCTCTACCGAAGCTTAAAGGACGCCAAGGCACTTAAAGGCGGGCGCACAGTTTACTAGCCGAAACGCCCGCAAGGGCGTCATCCGGCGGTCTGCTCGCCGGGTCTGACGAGGCAGCACTTCGATTGATTGACGAAAGGAAACGTCATGTCTGAACATTTTTTACAGCCGCCACCCCTGCCCGAGTTCCTAGACCGCTCGAAGTGGTCTACTGAGCGCTGGGAACGCTTTAACGCGGCCAATAGGGCGCTTAACACCTCTATCAAGAAAGCCGAGTACCACGCCCGGAAAGCCGCCGACCGAAAGGTCAAAGCGCTGCGTATTGAAGCCGATGTGCGGACAGCTCGCAAAGCCGAACGCAAACAGCTCAAGGCTGACCGCCGACAGCGGAAAGAACAGCGCCACGCCGACCGTCAACTGGTCGTCGATATGATTCGGTCGGGCCGCGTGACAATCGGCCAGATGGCGAAGGCGTCCGGCGTCGAACAGCCGCGCCTGAAGTCAGCTATTAGATGGCTGACCGCTCAAGAGCGGATCACCAAAGCATCACCACGACAATACAAGGAGATACCGGCATGACATCCTATTTGAGCCAATGGGCAAACGACATCGACGGACGCCTTGAGCGGACCCGAGAGAACATCCAGACAGCGGGCGGACTTGCCGAATTCGCAGGGTTGTTTGAAGGCGGTCGTCGCGTCAAGGCCAAGCAAGTCCGAACCAAATTCGGAGCGGCGTGGGTATTACACGAAAGCGAAACCGAGTTGATTGCACGGCGCGGCAAGGTGTTTTTACCCTTCGGTGAGAAGAGCCGTGTTCTCCGCGACCTTGGGTTACGTCAAGGCTCTGAGATGGCACCGGCAGCGGCCTGTCTTGATGGCACTGGCAGCGGCCTTGGGTCAATCCATACGGTCTATATCGCGGTGTTCCGCACTGGCTGCAAGTGGGGTTCCGACGCTCTTGAGGTGTCGTAATGGTCGTATCTCTCAAACAAAATTATCACTTCGAAGACATGATGCTAGACCAAGCGGTCGACGCCGACCGGTTGGGCGACGAGACACTGACAGCCGCCCTACTGTGGAAAGCAGAGAACGCCACGACGATCCTACGTGATGACTTTAAGCGGCTGAGAGATCAGCCGTATTGCGCCATCACTATGTCAGAGTTCCGAGCGGCATTCGAAGAGCTAGCCGAGCCGGTCATATGGTCAGACTTCGGACTTAACGCACACCACAAGCGCCGGAAGAAAACACGTCGCGAAAAGCTCCGCGAAGAGCAAGAGCGCTGGCTTGCCCAATACAAGTAGTGATTAACGCAAGAGACATAGGGCGCCAAGCCCCTGTGTCTCTGACGGTGATCATTCACCAGTATGTAAACAGACGAAAGGAACTAGACTTATGACTGACAGTCAATTTAGCTTAATACCTAACTGGCAGACAGCCGCGACCATTATTTCGATGGTTCTCGAAAACCCAGATGCCCGCATGACATCGAAGGATGACGCGAGGAAAGAAATGATGCGTATGGCGGCGCTACTCGATAGGCTAATCAAAGAGCGGGGGGAAGACTAATGGACACGCAAAAAGCCTTCGGACACGGGCGTGACATCGCCCTCGACGCAATCGAAGATATGGGCAAGGTCTTTGACGGAAAGCATGAGCGGTTCGTACCACAGGCCATGACCGGGTTGCTGGTGACCGTGATGTCTTGCGTGTACGCGCACGCTCCGACATCTGAAGCTGCCGATGAGTTGATTGCACAAGCTAGGGCTTGGGCAGAGCAAGAGGTAGAGAAGGGGGAAGACTAATGGCTAAACGAACCGTATACCTACAGGGCATTACGTTATCTATGACCGACGCAGAAATAGTGGGTCTGTACACTCGAACAGCGCCGGACATGTACGCCATCGAAAACCTTCAAGAGTATCTAGAGGACTGGCATGATGACATAGCGCTTGATGACGACGGTAAGTTTAAATTGCTAGACTTCGATCTCGACAGGTGGCGGGAAGATCACGCTAGAAAATATACAGTGATGGTCGAAACTGAACCGGATGTTGTCGGGCCAGACAGCCACTTCGAAGACATATGGTCGGCCAGACGGCACGCCCACTCACTAGCAACAGGCAGCGCGATAGACGTGTACATAGATTGTTTCACCAAAACCTATATCGAAGGAAACGTCGAGTGGATCTACGAGTACCACGAAGACGTAACAGAGAAACTCAACATTAAACGAGCCCTGATGACGACCAGCTATGGCGTCACTCCGAGAAGCCTCGAAGACTAAACACCCTACCCCCTAGCGCCGTCGAGACACATCGTCTCGGCGGTGTTTTTTGTACAGTAAAGTGCTTATGCTGCTCTTGAAATATACCATATGAAATACTATATAATCACTATGGAGCAAACCGGCCAAATACGATGTCAGAGGTGCCTTACGGCACTAGCGGTCATCAACGAGAACAGTAGATTACTGTGTCCCGTCTGCGCTGTTGAGCTATACAGAAAAGGACCACGAAATGTGGACAATGATATACGAAGGCATCGTCTTCGCGAGCGTTCTAATGATCCTAGCAGTAGCGCTGGGACTGTCAGCGGAACTCAACGGAATTCTAATTGAAAGCTACAGCCGATGATCACCACGAAAGCACCATGCCCCAGCTGTAAAACCAGAGGCGGTCAGGTGCTGATTGAGATCAGCGGTGTCGAAGAGATCGAGTGCTTTCATTGCGGCACATTCTGGCAACGGGTCAGCCCAGATGTGATCAGGACAGACAGTCTGGCTCATTATGTTGTAACTGGAGATTGCGAATGAGGACAAAACAAGCGAAGCGCGGACGACCCGGCTTCTTGTCGAAGAACGGTGAGAAACCGAAAGTTGTGAACCTGTGGGTCCAGAAAGCGGACTACAGTGAGATCGAGCGCCGGGCGAAAACACTTGGACGTTCGAAGTCCAGTGTGATCCGAGAGGCCATCAACGCCTACCTGACGGATCGTCGTAGGACGGTGCCAAATGTCAAAACGGCCCGCGCCTAAACGGCGTTCAACATCGGCAGCGGCTTTGAGGTTCTTTAGACCTCAAAAGGTAAAACCAAAGAGGGGGCGAGGTTCTTACAGCCGCAAGACACCTCGCTCTCGAAACAACAGTAAACTAGGATATGATGACGAATAGACCAAAAAATTACATCTATGACATCAACCATATAGGAATTTGGCTACAAGTCTCTATGGTCCTGATATTACTAATCAAATTGATATGGTTCTAATAGAGGTGGCTTTAGACAGAGCGGGCCGACAACAAAAAGAGCGATAGAGACTGGCCCGCACGACAGAAACACATACCTTGATTGTCATACACGAAAGGAGCTAACGTCTCGGAAGTCGACTAAAGATACTAATAGTAGACTATTAGTAGACTAAAGAGACGAAACAACGACAAATGGAAGGAACAAAATGCATACAACCTACAAGGCAAATTCGAAAGAAAGCCGAGCCTTGCGTAAGAGAGCTGGAAGATTTCTCAAGCACTGTCGAAACAACGCTGGACTGACCCAAAGAGAGTTAGCAGAGATTATCGACATCGATTACTACACGTTCATCTCTCAGCTGGAGTGTGGTCAAGGTCGAGTGCCGCCAAATTTATACTTACCGCTGTCAAAAGCGTTAGGTGTCAATCTAACGGAATTCGTTAAGGAGATGCTCAAATACTATGACCCATTCACGTATCATGCACTTTATGGAATTCACCCATACGACGAATTGCAAAGTGAAAGTTCAAACGTTTTAACAGTAGGGCAAAAGAATGAATGATGAGACTATAATCAATCTTGCTGATCGTCGTGATACGAACCGTCGGACCACAGACGCTTGGGAACCGGAAGAACTTCTCTATGCAATGTGTGCGTCACTTTCACGTCGGGTTGTTGATTCAAAAATCCCTGACGCATGTCTCGAATGGTGCGTTTCTGAGGATGGTGCTGCCGCGATGCTTTTCTACTACGCTGACTGTGGAACCACACTGCGGTTCTTTCAAAAAGAGAACGGATTTGTTGTCGGACAGCTCGAATTAGACCGATATCTATTGAGTATTGGTAAAGCAAACCAGCTCAACCCAGATGTTAAAAAATACCAACAAGATTACAATAAAGTGTCCGGTCGAACTATACGTGAGTGTGTTTGTGCTTATTTTCCGAAAAGTCTTCTGTTAACATCCGAGCTGCTTTTTAACCACCATCTAACCAAAGCTGATGAAATCATAGGTAGCTGGTATGCATCAGACTTCTCTTATGTGATCACGGGTAACCACACGAACCCAATGCGCTGTCCTTCCTTCGATTGGGATTTCATCCATTGGCTAAAAGTAGAGCATCAGAAAACCCTGTTTGCTTCAGCGGTGGATCGAAGTGAGTCAAACCTTCTGGACTACAACTCAGGAGATCACAAATATGGCTAAACTCGTAGTTAAACGTGAAGACAGTCCATATTACTACACTCAGCTGCCGGTCCTCGACTCGACCGGTCGCGTGGTAGACTACGAGCGTAAGTCAACCAAGCGCACCAACGAGAAAGAAGCTGAGAAGGTAGCTGTTGTTAGATCAAAGCAGTTGCTCGATGAGGCACAATTCGGGCGGCGTGAGGACATGCCGCTCGATCAGTTCCTCGATGACTGCGTCCGAGCCTCTAAGAAGAAGTCAGACCATAAGAACCAATTGGTCTACGTGAAGCACATCAAGCGTCTCATGGGCAAACGTCAGTTCGTCTCGAACCT